TCGAATCTTTATAAAACTTAGCTATATCCTCACTATCAGTAAAATATAGTCCGTAACCAAATGCTTGCGCCCCTTCACCACTACCAATGTTTTCTAACTTAAATTCATTAAAATCGTTTTTTGAACCATGAAAAGCTATAATACCCGGTGCTTTTTCAGTAGGTGCTTTAAAGTCTGCAATGTTGCCAAGGTTGCTACCAACCGTAGGCATATCACCGGGCTGCGTTAGTCGTTTTTTAACAGTTGACAGTTTGTTACGAATTATTTCAACCGCACCACCATTTTCTTTAACTGTTTTAAAGCCTTGAGTTATTAATGGATAAGCGTCTATTGGCAATGCAACGCCAGCACCTTCTATTGCTTGCTTAACTCTAGCCGTTAAGCGTTCTTCAGCAGTAGCATCCTCGTCAACTTTACTATCTAAGAAATCAAGAACTGCACCCTCTAATCCAAACTCTTTAAGAAGCGTTGAAAGGTTACCTTCTTCTGGGTCAAACAGCGCATCAGCAAAACCACCACGCAACATTGTATTAACGTATCCCGCACCACGAATAGGAGCGGCAACCATACCCGCACCAAACTGCACTAGGCCCCTAGCCATAGCCTCAACCGGGCTATCACCTTGCGGAACTTTTATTCCAAGTTCTTGCAAGCCAGACTCAAATAATTCGTCTAATCTAGGCGCATCTTCTTTTTTTTCTCGCGTATACTCAATACCGTCAGGCCCCATCGTTAAATAACCAAGACCACCAATTTTTTCATCAATCGTTTGACCAATATCATCGGCTAAACCAACAACGCCCGTTACAGTATCTTGAACACCACCAGCTATTGCTCGACCCGCCGCTTTTGCTGTATTCGCTACATCTTGCCCATCAAACCCAAACATTTCTTTAGTGGTGTTTCTGGGGCGCATATTAGCAACCTCAACGCCCGTTGATGTAAAAACCAAATCGTGCATAGGGTTTTGTCTTACGCTGTGAGACTGTCTTCGGGCTTCAAGTATATCCATTATAAAGCCTCTTCCATTTTACGAATAAACGCGTCAATGTTATCTGAAGTAAGGTTTAGGTCACCGGGCAAACCTTGTCTGTTTTCAAGTAATCCCTTGAAACCCTGAAGCGTTGATATTGCTGCATTAAAATCGTCTAATTGTAAATCTAGCTGACCCTCTCTATTTATTAGGTCGATAAGGCTTTTTGCAGCAACAACTCTTACATTATTAACAGCCGCTTCTATGTCATCATTAAATTGAGTTATTAAAGTTTGAACAAATCCCGTGGCATCAAAATCTTGGTCAAGCCTTTTAAATGTTAAAGCTTCGTTTTCTAATGCGCTAACTAATTTTTGTGCAAGAAAAGTTTTTTGAAAGTTAGGGTCTTTACTATCAAGTTCCTTATAGTTTTTAGGTAATTCCATTGCTCCAAGTAAATTATTAACAGCTACTTGGGTTTCTTCATTTTGATGAAATTCTGCTAGTTTATAAAACTTATCTCGGTCAGCTAAACTTAAATTGAGCCAATGGTCATTAACATCATCAAAACCTATGTTAGACCGTAACCCTTGGAGATAGCCACGAGAACCATTATCACTAATAGCTGGCGCAAGTCCGGCCTCTAAATATTTTGTTTTAAGTTCTTCAGCCCTAAATTTGTCGTATTTATAAAGTTGGTCATAGTTTTCTTTGAATAACGTTGCATCACCTTCGTTTATAGCTCCAAGCATAATAGCGGCATAACCATCATTTAACTTAATTTGTTCCTTGTCATTAGCGGCCTCTTGCTGCGCTCTAGCTGCTAACTCATTACTTCTAAAGTTGCGAAGGTTTTGCGCTATTTCAGCAAATGATAAATCATTATTTTGTAGAATAGATATTGCCGCTTTAGTTTTAACATCAAGTTTTGAAATATCTCCCCGTGCTATATTTCTAATTAAAGCATCAGGGTTTTTTAAAGTAAGTATATTGTCATTAACTAACTGCGTTGCAGAAGCTACTGACTGAGTATCCCATGCAGAACTCCATGCAGATATTTGTGAAGGTGAAAAATCTCTAGCTTGCATTTCAACAAGTTTATTAGCTTTTAAAGATGCAAGCGTATTAGCATCAACAAACTTTGCTTCAATCTGACCGTTAGCATCTAAACCAGTTAGATTAACTTGAAGAAGCTCATCCATGTTTTCTAGGTCAAGTTGCGCTGAAGCCATCCAAGCTGACTTTGATTTATCTTTTTGGTTTTTAATATATGAACTGTGATAACTAGTGTATTTTGCGTTTGCTGTAAGAGCCAACTTAGCTTTCATGCTTCTAGCCATTGAGGGAACAGTTTCATCAAAGGTTGATGAGTACCCTTGAATAATTGCATCTAACTTATCTTGTAGGCTAGCCGGGTTAGCTTCTCTAGTTTCAAAATCTAATATAGCAGAGTTCATTTCTTTTCGAGCTGCAAGCTCTAACTCGGAAGACACAACCGTTGCCGCTGCTTGTCGTGCCGCTCGACCATATAAACTGTTTTTATCACCGGGCAGTTTTAACTCTTCGCCCGTTTCTCTAGCTGCTAGAATTTGCTCCATCGTAGGAGCATTAGCCGCGCCGTACTCTTCACCTTCGATCTTTGCTTTTATTTGGTTTTGTTCTGCAAAGAAGTTAGTCATACGATTTAGGGATTGCTGTAGTTGCCCCATGCCACGCTCTATAGCTTGCGCCTCAAACGCTTGGGCTTCAGGTATGCGAAGTGCTACCCGCCGCCCTTGATATCTTACGCTTTCAGCCATTAGCTTATTGCCGCCAAGTTACTAGGTGGCATAAAAGAACCAGAACTACCGCCCGTCGCCATGACCTGACCTGTTGTCGTAGCAACATTAGCCGCTGCTGCAACGCTTGCATATTTAACGCCAGCCTTACCAGCTAACCTAGCTTGTTGTGCATTTGACTCACCGCGAAGAATTGCCATCTCTGAATTAAGATTAAGCTTACGAATATCCATACCCGCAACCCTCATAGAGTTCATATTTATTAAGTCTTTAGTTTCCATTGCACCGTAAGGGTCTAAGCCACCAGCCGCCGCATTTGCTACAGAACTACTCATAGCAACAAGCAACTCTTTCATGCGCTCGTTACCTTCTACCTTATAATTGACCGCATCCGTTCGAGCTTGAATAACCTCGTTACGGGCTTTCATTTCATATTGAACAGCCTGTGCTTGGGCTTGTCTTATTTGTGCAAGGCCGCTTAATACTGAACCCGCTATTTGTAATGCTCCACTCATGCTCCGCTGCTCACTTTATAATCTAATGCTAAAACTGTCATAAATAATGGTTTGTCTTGTGAAATGGTAACCTGACCGTCTAAGGAAAACCCGGTTAATCCATCTACGGTCTTGACCCCAGAAAAGGACGTAACGCCACCTGACCCCGATAGGGTGGTTTGTGTTGGCACTTCTTTGCCCCCTACAGTTACATTCTGTGTAAGAAATAAAATTGGAGAAGCCTCTATGATACGTCGCTTAGTTGATTGCATTGAACCTGTGGACAAACGTAACTCAACGGGCTGTGTTGTTACCTCAACACTAAAATCAAGACCTACCTCTACATAACTTGACGCCGTACCATTTAACGTAACATTGCCAGAGCTTACCGTTCTGTCTGTATCTACAATATCGTCGCGTACTATCTTTACCGTCTTAGCTTCTAGATGCGATAGGCTCCCGGCTGTAGTGCTTCCCGGCAACGATTGGTCCGGGCTTACTGCACCAGAATAATATTGAATAGCACTGTCTGTTGTGCGGTCATCGTCAAAGACTTCTAGATAGTATTTAGCGGAACCACCGATAGTTCTTTTGACCACCGTGTAGATTGTATCTAGGTCCACGCCTATGTCGATAAAATCACCGTCCGTAGTCCATACCGCCGGGGCCACAATCTGTTGGGGTCTATTAAGCATATAAGCCGCTATCGTACCTGTTAGCCCCACAGAAGACGCTCTATAGCCTGTTGGGTCTGTACCGTTCACAATCATTAGCAAATCGCCCTCGGTTGTATCGGTGGCGTTACGGAGCGCCATGCGTTGAGGGTCGAGTAACAAGTGTGAGTTTAGCAGTGAAACATTGTTCGCCACATAGCTTAGTTCAACGTCACTAAACAACATTTCGCGTAAGGCTTTACCTTGACGTTGAATAAACAACGTGCCACCTTCAGCCGCTTGAGGTCGAATACCTAGCTTAGAGCCACGCCGGGTTGCAGACTTCACGGTTATGTTAGACGGTGTAATAGGAGATAGGTCAGCTTGCGGAACAAAAAACTCTGCACCTGACGTAAATATTTGTAGGTCACGCCCAGAGCGTAAAGCCGTTATCGCGTTTACACTGTCCGTTGAAAGCGTAACTTTTATAGCGTCATCGTCTAAACCTTCGGTTGGTTTAAAATTAAAAAAGTCTCCAACCTTTGATGCAAAAAGCGTTGAAGGTTCAGAAGCCGAACCACCAAAATACAATCGGCCCTCGTGAAAGGAACAAGTCCTAGGCCATCCCCTTGTATTACTCCAAGAGTCTTCATGCTGAGTTTCCATAACATAATCACCAGAAGCTATAGCATCTGTGTTATGAAAGGGTATTTCTACCACAGCCTCTACAACTGTAGAACTAATAAATTTAGTAACTTTAGCTCTACCAAAACCATTATTAACAGTAAAAAACTGGTCAACTTGACCAACAAGAAACATACCAGTAGAAGCTGTTAATTTTATTGCACCAGTAACAGCCGAAGGTGTAATTGATGCAACTACACCGCCGGGTCGTTCTGTTTCTACTAAATCAAAAACTGTTTTGGGAGCAGTTAACGAAAGTGCTGCAACCGTCCAAGTTGAATTATTAGCCCCGCGCACAATTTTAAACGGAGCAAAAGCTTCATTGACAACAATAAGAGTATCAGCAGATTGCGTAAAATAAACTTTATCCATATCAACCGCAGTCTCAACGTACAAAGTTCCCACACTAAAATCTAAATAACTATTGCCCGACCCGTTGATGTTGGTGAGCAAAACCTGATTAGCGTAGAAACGAAAACGTATAGTTGCGTTTGCATATCGGGTTGCAACAATCATAAAGTTCTGGGTCGTGCTAAACTCAAACGGTATAAGCAGAACACCATTAGCCGCATTGTCAGCGGTTATATCTTGCAGAAAACGTAAACCCGGACGGCGACTAAAACCACCTTGCGGTTCAAACAAAACATTATCGGCGGTAGCTACAGTGTTATAGTATTGCTGTAAGTCAGTACGACCACGGAGTAGGGGGTCCATTTCCCCGCCAGTAAAGCTAGCCTGATATGCTTGGAATTTACTCATCTAAGCTCGGTCAACATATAATCTGATATAACTCCCGGCGTCTGACCCGCACTATCAGTGCTTACTGCCTGTCTAAAATAACCGCCGCGCATACCTTCTCCCGGTGTGCCTAGTGCAATACTACGCCACAATTCCACCTTAGTTGTTTGGTCTGTCATTGTTTCTGCAAGATGCCATGCTAACTGATAAGCTAAGAGCGTGACAAAGTACGACGGCAAAGCTCCTTCATTTACATCTTTTTGGTAATCTATTGTTATGGTCGTTTCATCAGAAAACAAAACCGTACCACCATTAGATGACTGACCTATTTCCCAATTCTTAATAAGAGGTGAACCCGCTGTGGTACTGGCTCGAACCGCTCTAGGAACGCCACTGAGCATATCGTTCGGTAAAGCGTACTGATATGACCATTCACTTGTAGGTGAGGTTGTTTCTTGCGCTAGCGTTGCTTTACCTAGTGTAAATGTCCAAGAGTACATCGCGAGCGTTGATGCTTTAACTTCCTTGTACAAAATATTACAAGCGTCGGCTGCGGCTGACGCATCTGAAAAACTTGTGATTTTACTTGCCCCAAGGAACACAAGGGCTTTGTTACATATACTTACGTCTGTGTCGCCAGCCGCCATAAGTCTCTCCTTGAATTAGGGAAGGGGGCGC